AAGGTTATTTAGATCCTAATTAATTTGAGGGTTTTTCATCTTAAATCTATTTATATTAAAAAGAAATTATGCCAAGTAACTTAGATTTCGATTCTACAAGTCAATTTAGGGATAGTATACTAAACAGGACGTTACAACAACCTAACGGTCCTCAGACATTTACTAGTTCCGCATACGCTGTAGAGTCTCTTAGTGACCATTCAAACATGAGTCAGGGAGACGTAGACGATAATCTAAACACTTACTTGTCAGTACCCCAAAACTCAAATACGTTTACTACAGAAAATTTTAGTACTGTAGAAAATTTAAGAAATTTAACGAGGGCGGACGATTTAGGTTTATATCCCGAATATTTTGTACAAGGTAGTTATAGTAATTTAATTAGTATAATGACAACTGACAACTACGACAATGAGTCAAGGTTGATGAAGTTTGCTGCGAGACACATTAGAGAAAATAAACAAGGACCAGTTTTAGCGAGAATAACACAAAATTTAGTTGCTGCCACTTATGGTAGAGTAAGACTGATAGACGCGTTGGAAGGTAACTTAGCGACCGCAGTTAATATTGTTACAGGTAAAGAAGGTTTAATAGAGAAGAATTTTAAAGTAACAGTCGCCAAAACTATAGCGGGTAAGGCAATAGATTTCTTACAAACAGTTGCGGGTGTGGAGTTTCCATGGAGTGAAATACCTGGAGATTACCTAACAAACCCAAGAAGACCAACGGTTAATAGACCTGAGGCACAAACAGGGTTAGGTGCGATAATACAAGACGTAACGGGAGTATTGGGTTCTTTAATAGGAATTCAAAGAAGACCTAAATTGTCAAGAAAACCATCTGATTTAATGATTGAATATTTAGGTTCAGGTCAGAAGGACGTTTTATTTGATAACTTAAGTTATTCAACATACGCACCAAACTATACAAAAACGGCAAGGTCACAACAATCATCTAAACTATTCACTTTTATTGATAAAGTAGGTGATGCAATTAACGATGTTTTAGGTATGGGAGCACCAAGAGGTGTGGCATATATTGGTGATGATAGGGGGGAAGATGTAAAATATGCGATGGGTGATTTTAACGACAACATTGTTAGAAGTAGTTATTATTTAAGTTTAATGTTCGACCCCGTACAGACGGCATTGTTTGAAAGACAACGTTCTGTAGTTGAAGGAGGACAAATCGGAGGTAAACTAACATGGTATAGTAGTAAATCACAAAACAAATTAGGTGAGAGTAATCTTGAATACCAAGTTGAAAGATCTCAATTGGAGGAAAGTCTATCAACTAAATATGGATTTAGAAGTGACTCAATTTTAGGTAAAACTCAAGAATTACTTGAAACCATGCCATCAGACGGTGGTGCAGCAAGGTCACATGTGGCAAACGCTATTGACCAAACAAGTAGAATATTTAGAGAAGGTAATGTAATGATGTCGAGAGGATCGGCAGTAAAATATGTGGATAAGTTTGGGGAAGAGTCAGGTGTTGAATACTGTAGAGTATGGACGAAAGATGACCCATACATGAATATGTCCGACACAATGAAACGTACGGGCAATATAAGAAAGTTCGATTCTAGTGTAATGTCAAAACCATGGAATCTAAACATGGCACCAATGTCTAATGGAGAGGGTTCTTTTGAGGGATCAACAAATATGGTTGAATCCACATTTGCAGACGGCTACATGGCAAAAAAATATATGTTCTCACTTGAGAACTTAGCGTGGAAAACATCTACACTACCAGGTTTTACATATACGGACTTACCGTTTTGTGAAAGAGGACCTAATGGAGGTAGAGTAATGTGGTTCCCACCATATGATATTAAAGTATCAGAACAAAATAATGCAAGATGGGAAAGTAATGTCTTTTTAGGTAGACCTGAACCGATATATACATACCAATCTACAGAAAGGTCAGGGCAAATATCATTTAAGGTAGTTGTCGATCATCCAAGTATATTGAATCTTTTAGTTACTAAAGTTTTTAAAGGAATGTCAGATGAAGAGTCTGATAATTATATAAACGCGTTTTTCGCGGGATGTAAGGAATTAGATTTCTATGAGTTAATAAGAACCTACACAACCTTAACTAAGGATGACTTAGGTACTATTAAAGAATACTTAGAAGCGGACAATCCCGACAAAGAATCAATTACTAAATTTAAAGTGGAGGTTGATGATAGTGAATATGAGACACCCGATTTAAGTCCTATTGAACAAGCACCCGAGAAAACCTTAATAAACTTATATTTTAGGAACGATTACCCAAGGATAGGAGATAGTGCGGTAACATGTCATACTACATTCACTCAAGAATATGATGGTTATGTTGCAAATATAGGACCAGCAACGGGAACACCACCTAATGGGTCCTACATGAAAGATTTAGTAAATGGGTTGGATACGGTCTTTACTGCACCACTAACAGTTAACAAAAAGAACGATATAGAAAACTTATATGGTAAGTCTGAGGGAATAACTGGTAGTACTTCTGATTATGACCTTGTTAGATCAAAAATATCTTCAGGTTTTGATAGACTTATAGAAAACAAGACAAATTACGACGATAAATTAAAAGGTATTAAATCAAGAATAGAAAATGGAGAACTTAAAGATGTTACTGTTAACATATATTCAAGTACTTCATCTGTTGCAGATAACAATTATAACGTAAAACTATCAGCGAGAAGAGCACATAGTGTATTTAAAGACGTTATGAAGGGGTTAGATAAAAACGGAAAGGATCATGGAGAGGACTTTTCAAAAGTTGTGCCGTCATCAGGGGTTCCTTCAATAACCCAAAGAATTAGTTATAGTTTTGAGGAGTTAGGTTATGAAGGTATAGAAGGTGGAATGGGTGTAGAATATATTGCGAATGGAGAAACAGTTAGTAAAACTGAAAACTTATTCGGTGGAGATAGTCTTTCAGTAGATTGTCACAAAGATGAAATACGATCTAGTAGTGCACTGAAAAGGACCGCACCTGTTACGTTTTATTGTAGACACGCAACTGTGGAGTTCATAGAAATACCAATAGATAAATTACCTGATACTCCTGACGATCCAAAAGTTAAATTAACTCCCGAAGGAACAATAGAACCACCTAAGGTAAAGAAACCACCTATTAATCAAATGAAAAAAATTATCATGAAGACGTTGTCTGAATGTTATTATTTTAAGGCATTAGAGGAGGATTCACCTGTTACATTTAAAAGTTTAACAGAAAAACTAAAATACTTCCATCCCGCGTTTCACTCAACAACACCTGAAGGTTTGAACGCGAGGTTAACGTTTCTTTTACAGTGTGTTAGACCTGGTGATACAATACCACTTAAGGGTATTGCGGATGGTAACGATTTAAACGCAAGAAACACAAGTTTCGGTCCACCACCAATATGTGTGGTGAGAATCGGTGATTTTTATCATTCTAAGATTGCGATTAGAGACGTTAACATAAATTACGACGAAGGTGTATGGGATTTAAATCCTGAAGGTATTGGTGTACAACCAATGATAGCAAATGTTGCATTACAAATTTCCTTTATTGGTGGACATGGAATGGAAAAACCTGTTGAAAGATTACAAAACGCGTTATCATCCAATTTCTTTGCAAATACGGAGATGTACGACCCAAGATCTATAGGTACAAGTAATATTGATGGAAAAGACCCTGAAGAATTTACAAAAGAGTTTTTGGAACAACTACAAACAGCGGGTGCCAATTCTCAAACACCTGATGGTGAACCATTAGAAGAAAACGAAATAAAACAAGGGGTTTTTATTGGAGGGTCAGGAGAAACACTTTCTTATGGTGAGATTGTTAGTGGATTAAATACGGACATAGAATCATATTTTAATACCTATAAGGAATCATACAATACAGTATTAACGGAATTTGGACCACACATACATTCATTAGCGTTTTCACCTGATTATAGAAATATAAACAAGTATGAGGTTAACACGTCAACCACGGCAACGAGAGACATAACTATGTTTGGTGAGTTTGATAAAATAAGAACCTTAGATCTTTTCTTAATAGAACTTAAAACAAAATTAGTAACAAGTATTGAATCGGAAGATGTTACCACAATGTTTAAATTCCATAGATTTTTAAATGACCCTAAAACGGAGAGATCCAATGAGTTATTAAAACCAGTATTAAGGAAATTGGTTGAGGATAAGTTAGATTCTTTATTAATTAACGAGTCGATCAAAAATATAAAATCAGCAAGAAATAAAGTTATAATTAATTTAGATAAAGTTAATTACTTGACGAAGTATGTGAGTGATGGTATGATTATAGAAGGTAACGCTACACAAGCAAATCTTTCAGGTTTTACTTATGAATCGGTTTATTCTGAAATTGATCACATGATGGACTATTTTGACAAAAACTATGATAAGTTCGAGAAAAAAATAGACACAACTTATAATTTTAACAGTCTTTCGGTAGATGTGGATACACTAAGTGAAATATTATCCGTATTATTAAGTGGTAGTGAATCTGAAGTGAAAAAAACGTATGAGGTGGATACAACATTATTCCCACCCAACATAAAAAATAAAATTGATAGAAAGGTCGATAAGTTTTTTGATGAAACAAAAGAGGATAGAATAAGACTTTCTAAATGGAAACCTAAGAAAAACAGTTCTGAACTTAACTTCGGAGTAATAGATCAGGTACCAATTACCGATTCATCACAACAAGATACATTAACAAAAGTCCATTCAACTATGGGTGAACTTGGGTCTAAATTAAATCACTTTAAAAATGAGTAGAAAATATTTCAACAGATATGAATTTTTCGAGGAAGAAGGAGATTTTAAAATAGTCCCTGGTATCGAAATACCCATTAGATCAACGGACAAATATTTACAATATAAGAAAGGGAAGGATAGGTTTGATAAAATTTCTCAAGAGTATTATAATACCCCTGTTTTCGGGTGGATGATACTACAAGCGAATCCATTAGCAGGAAGTATTGAATTTGAGGTACCAAACAATTTTACATTAAGAATCCCATTCCCGTTGGTTAGTGCTTTACAAGAATATAAAAAATCGGTAGAGTTATACAACTTATATTATGGCGAAGAATGATACCACGAATAGTGAAAACATATTAGTTAAGGTTAATCAAAACAATCTTGTTTACATTGACCCTAATAGTGTTGTGTCTGATGGTATTATTGAACCTCGATCTACAAGTCATGAAAATTTAGTTTATTATATAAACTTGGAGGCCGACTTAGTCCCAAGAACCACACTAAATTCAGCAAACGGAGGTGGTGGTAAACTAACATCTGTGGCTAAAGGAACACTCAACCTATTACAAAATAAGGACGGAGACTATCTTGATACGAAGTGGACAGATGTTTATACGGAACAACCGACAAAGGATCCTGAAAAAGAAGGTATTTATGAACCTAATCATGACGCGTCAGGACAGTCTTTTGGAATGACAAGTGTAAGTATAGAGGTAAAAGGTGTAAACTTTGTTCCTGTAGTGAATGTGTCTTTTGTGGATATAAGAGGTAAGACCCTTTTTGAGTCACCTGACAATTCACCCTATAAATCTTTTTTTCACCTACCGTGGCCTATATTTTATTTAACTGTAAAAGGTTACTATGGAAAGGCGATAAGGTATAGACTTCATCTAATTAATTTTAATACCTCATATAATGCGGGTAATGGTAACTTTGAAAGTACTGCGAAATTCGTTGGATCAACGTATGCATATCTTAACGACATCTCCTTAACATCCATCCTTAATGCACCTTACATGTACGGTATTGAGATACCCACTAAAAAAGAAACAAATACTAAAACAGGGGAATCAAAAGTTAAACTTTCTAAAACGTCACGAGGATACCAAACATTATTATCGGTATATCAAGAGTACCGTAGAAAAGGTTTAATTACAATACCTGAAGGTGTTAATCCCACCTTAAGAGAACTTATACAGCAATCGAAAAGTTTAGACCAAGCATTAGAAGAATCAATATTTGGTGATAACGGTATTGTTGATATGAAACTTTTTGGTTTAGTTAAGGAATTTGATGATGCGTTGGTTGAATTTGTTGGTGCGGTAAAAGCGTGGAGAACGAGATATTTAGCAGAGAACTATACTATAATCCCACCATCAGATGGTATAAAATATAACTACCTCAGTAAAGATCAGAACAACAAAACAACAAACATAGTTGGTCCTAAAAGTGGAACATTAGAATCAATTCTAAAAGTAAAGAGTGCGAAAATAAAAAAAATACAAAACTCAATAAGAGAATTACTTAAAAAATCAGGAAAAGAATTTAAATCATTTAATGTTAGTGTAAAGAACCCATTATCTGATATAAACACATATTACCTTGCGGCCGAACCAAAATTGGGAGGTAAAATAGGGGTTGCTTATGAATTAATAATAGATCACATAAATGAAATCATAACCTCATTCAATCAAGAAAAGAAAAAACTACAGGATAAGGTAGAGGAAAAAATGAATGAAATCGTTAAAAGTAATGGTAACGAAGGTTTAGGTTTCGAACCAACAATACGTAATGTTTTTGGTGTTGTTTTGGCAAGTGCGGACACTTACTTAAGGTTAATGCAAAATGTACATTATAGAGCATATAATGTAAGGGAAGAAAAGAAAAATGTGTTAGTTGGGTTCTCAGATGAATCCACTTCTGAAGGTGCGGTTTATCCGTGGCCTGAAGTTAATAAGGTAAGTGAGGACAAGAAGAAGATATTGGCATATCCTGCGGAATTTGATTTAGTGAAAAAGTTAAGATCCGACAACCCCACACTATGGCCTGAAGTTGAGTTTGTGGAGGAGTATATGGCGGTATCTCAAAGGATCACGGATAACTTATCGGAGAAAGAAAAAACATTTGATAAGGTAAGTTTTGAGTTTGAAAATTCAGACCCTAATCAAAATGATTTAAAAAAGATTTCTGAAGTTATTAGTTTAGGTAGTACAACTCCTTATTCTGATAAGACATTGGCCTCTTTATTTTATGAAATTGCGGAAAGAGGTAGGTATAGTGTGTTGAACGACACCTTCGATAGTGAAAAGACAATTAAAGAATTGGCGGACTTAGAATTTCAAACTCTACAATCCATGGTAGAAGGGGATTCGTTTGTGGTAGACATTCTAAAAGAAATATCGACCCTTAACCAATTGCAATCTAAAATGGAAAGTTTTTCCCCTTTCGAAAGAAAACCATATTATAATGATGGGATTGCCACAGTACCTTATATTTCTGATAATGTGTCTGAATCGTTTAAGTTACAAGACTACTCCCCCGATACATTAGAGTCGGCGGATATGAGTGAAGAGTATGAAAAATTAAAACTTAATTTAGTTGAGTACAATACAGATTCAACTAAAATAGGATCGAATACAATTGAATACAGAACTAATATATATCCTTTCAACTCTACCACATATTTGGGGTATATTGATAAGACTTCGATAACAAAAAACGACATTAACTTAAAAGGTATTTTTGATGTCAAAACAACTAAAGGACTTATACAAACACCTATAAACTCCGAAGCATGGGTTCGTGATGATTTAAATGATCAAGGTAATATCTTTAATATCAAATCATACTTAGATATAGGGGGTGATAACACTAATCTTAGTTCTGTAATTAATACTCCTTATTTCCATAGGGCCTTATTTGAAGATTTTCATAATACCAATAGTTCAGGTAAATATAAATCGTCGGCATACCTACTTCTTAACTCACTACCATACCACGATTTAGATATGGAAATAGAGTTAGTGGAGGGTAAGAAAACTAGAATGTCAAATATCTTTAAAGAGATAAGTTCGACACACTTTATTCCATATCACCTTATGGTGAAGTGGGGGTCTATATATCATAGATATAAAACATACATATTAGATGGTGTTGACATATTAAATGGGGTTGAGTTACCTATAAATGGTTCTGAGTATTTTGATAACAATCAAAACATAACCTACTCAGGAATAACGAAAAGTGACCAAACCGATATAGGTATACACCCGTATTATTCAGGAATATTTCACCAAGTTATAAATGGGTATCTACACTTTAATGTAAACGACACAACAACGACTTCATTTAACAATGCAATCACAAATGAGATAATGTATATACACCCATTCACGATAGGGAATAAAGAATACTATAATTCATTCGTAGATAATAGTAAGTTCGTGGGAGGTGAGAAAAGATATACTATTTTACCATCTCACGGTACTTTACCAAGACTAGGTGGTGATTTAAATAATTTATATAACCCATACTCCACAGACTATAATATAACAGAACAGTATAATTTTAATGTCGATTGGTGTGCTCCACATGGTGAAGAGTTCGCGTTTAGTGGAGTGACATTCCCACCATATAACCAATATATAAGTAAAGACAATAATAACCAAAATCGTACAATAAGTGGTAACAACAAAAAAGTTATAGACCTTATTGCAACATTCTCACCCGAAATACTAAATGAGTTTGAGGACGCATTCATTAAATTTTCAAGTGAAAAGGTTGATACGTTCCAAGTTAATAAACAGTTTGAGACTGTACAATATGACAAATTCCAAAACCTATTACACGATTTAGTTACGGTAGAAAAGAAGGATGAGGACGACTTAACAAACATTAATAACCAGTTAGCGACAATCGCCAATAGACAGATAGAACAACAAAAGTATGTCACTCAGGTGATGGTTGATTCTAAAAATTTAGTACAATTAACTTTGGCAAACCCCAAAGAATTAAACCTAAATGCAATTAAGTTATATACAGTTACAGGTGATAGAACATACGATAGAGGATATGAATCATCACAACTAACGAACAACTCAAAATATATTGAATTATATCTTGGGGAAGATATGGACGGATATTATTCGGAATTTTTCCCAATAAGTGATATGATACTAAATGAGGATAATGTACTACACTACAGGTCAATAATTCAAATATATGCGGGTTATAGGGCGAATGGAGGTAATGCGGATAAAACAGAGTTCTCTGAATATCTAAATAATGTAATTGTACTACCGTTTGAAAAAAGATTTACATCTTTTATGACCGGACTATTAAGTCAGTTCCCACAATTAAAAAGAAGTAAAGACAGAAATAATAACTTAGGTGTACTAAGAACATTTGGTATGGACCCACTAAAATTGGAAACGTACAGTATGTTTAAACTTTTTAATGATAGGTGGTCTTCAGGAAATTCAATAGGTCAAAGATTACTAATGGAAGAGTTTTTATTTTTAGATAAGGCGAATAAAGATATTGGGGATGATTTATTTTACGACGTAAAAAGACTTCAAGTATTTGAACTAGCAGAAAGTCAAAACTTAAAGTTATATAATGTCATCTCTCAGATGTTATCAAGAAATAATTTAGATTTTAGACCTCTCCCTGCATATGTTAATTTTTATGGTAATCGATCGGGTAAAACAAAGGTCAAAAAATCAGAAGAGGTTGCGTCACTACTATTCGGTAAATTTTTAGATGTGGATGTTGAACATTCTACACCTAAAATGATTGTTCAGTATGTTGGTAAACCATCATCACATATTGATACGTCGACAATTAGTAAAGATTACAAATACAAGAATGACACATTTAATGTGGGAGATGTGAATAATAACCCCGTACTGATAACAGACCCAAACTACTTTGAACAGGAAAATTTTAAAAACTCTAACAAGGTAGTTGCGTTTGAGGTTAGTTTTGGTGACCAAAATCAAGGGATATTTAAGTCAATTAGTTTAGATCAATCACAATTCAAAGAGACTTTTGAAAGTAATGTTGCGTTAGAGAACACAGCAAGATCGGAATCGGGATCGGGGGTTGCGCAGGTTAGTACTAACTTATATGACATTTATAAGGTAAGATCTTATGAATGTACGGTAGAATGTATGGGTAATGTAATGATTCAACCAACAATGTATTTCCAACTTAAGAATGTTCCTTTATTTGCGGGAGCATATTGGATTGTTGAGGTATCCCATAGAATTGAAAATAACACTATACGTACAAACTTTAAAGGGGTTAGAATGCCGAGTGCTAGTTTACCCGACCCAAAAGAATCATTTACTGCATCATATAGGGTTATGTATGATAAGATAATGAAAAGTGCGTTGGCTAAAATCAAATCAGAGACTAAAAATGATACTTCTGAAATAATATCAACATCCGAAGGTAATTTTAAGACCGATAGGGGTGGTACCATTATAGAGGGAGAAGAACTACTTAAAGAAAGTGGTGTAACTAATTTAGGTGTACCATTTAATGGGTATAAAAATATCCAATCAATACAGAAAGTAAAATATCAAAACAAAACTTGGTTTAGAACCATTGTAACTAAATTCGACGGACCAACTAATCTAAATATGTCTTTACCTACACAGGTATCTTCAGGAATTACGGTCAAACCAAGTAAAGTACCTTTCACGGAAATAGATCAATCAAGTAATAATTTTTACAGATTAAACTTCTATTCTCCACAATTAACTAAGAAAAATAATACAACACCATCACAAGTGTCCGATTATCTACTTACCGCATCTTCAACAGATTTTAAAAATCCAAAAAACGGTATAACTAAAACTATTGTGAGTTCTTCCGTATTAGATAGTTCAGGGGGAGCCACAAGACAAATAACGGGACCCGCAGATGAAGGGGGATCTATTTTAACGATTGGAGACAAAAAAACCTATAGTGGTATGGCATTATCTAAACAGTTAATGAAAGATCTAAAACTACAAGAAGGGGACGTTATTTATTTTAATATACGATAAAGAGGACAATTAGTAAAAACTTGATATTTATAATAAAAAGAATATTATGAGCAATATCAAAATAGGATCCGCAATTGATGGTTTTTTAAGAAACAAGACGGTTAAGAACCTTAACGAAGAGGGGACAGAACAAGAAGTGTGTGATATGAACACTGGTGAATGTTACACAATCAAAAGTAAAGATGGTCTCGTAGAGAGAATTAATAAAAAATACATTACCGAAGACGGTAGACAATTATTAAGAGATTAAAAGATGAATTTAGAAAAACAACTACACGAAGAATTAATGAGATACCGTAGTATTAATAAGTACGGTAAGAATTTAATACAAGAACAAGAAGAACCTGTTGGTGATGCTCCTTTAGATGATATTCCTGCAGAGGAACCTGTTGGTGACGCACCTGTAGACGATCTTCCTGTGGATGATATTCCTATGGACGATATTCCTGCAGAGGAACCTGTTGGTGATGCACCTGTAGATGAACCTGTTGACGGTGATATTGAACCAGATGTTGAAGAAGTTGACATCACAGACCTTGTTAACATGACTAAAAACATTAAAAACGATTTAGATACCTCTAAGACAGACAATGATCAAGTAATGGGTAAAATGGGTGACCTTTTTTCTAAACTAGATGATTTGGAAAGTAAATTATCTCAAATGGATAATGTTATTACTAAGATAGATGGTTTAGAATCTAAGGTTGAGGACATGAAAGAACCTACGGCAGTAGAGAGACTTGAAATGAGATCTTTGGATTCATACCCATTTAGTCAAAACCCTGCAGAGTTTTTCTCTCAGAAACAACTTGATATGAAAGCAAGTGGTAAAAACGAATATGTTATAACTAAACAAGACGTATCGGATTATAATCCAGGTGAAATGAGAGATTCATTTAATCAAGAAAAACCGGACGAAAATGAAGTTGAGTGGTAACGTAAAATTTTTTCTTGAAGTTCAATCACAACTTAAGGTATTACATTGGCAAACTAAGAGTCACGCAAAACACGTGTCGTTTGGGGAAACATATAATGTGTTAAACGACTTAATTGACAATTTTGTTGAAGTCGCGATGGGAATCTACGGTAGATTTAAATTAGAAGAAGAAGAAACACACATATCTATTCAGAATCTTTCCGATATTGATTTACTTGGAATGATAAAAACGGTAAGAAGTAGTCTACATCAGATAGAGATAAATCCAAAAGACACAGATTTACTAAACATCAAAGACGAAATGTTGGCACAGGTTAACAAATTATCATATTTACTGACACTTAAGTAAAAAATACTACATATTTAAAATTAATAAAGTTCAAGGGGTTGACTCTTGGACTTTTTTTATGTATCTTTTTTATATAACATTAATAAATTAAAATTTAAAATTATGAGTTCAATCGATGCAATTCTTTCTCAATATGAGAAGAACACACAACCAGCCGCAGGCGGCAACAGAATTTCAAGTGAAGAAAGACTTAAAAGGTACTTCACAACAATTCTACCTAAAGGGACACAATCAGGACAAAAGAGAATTAGAATTCTCCCAACAACTGATGGAACAAGTCCATTTCAAGAAATCGCATTCCACGAAGTACAGGTGGATGGAAAGTGGTTAAAACTTTACGACCCATCTCAAGATGGTGAGGTATCTCCATTAAATGAGGTTAGACAAAGTTTATTATCAACAGGAAGTGAGGATGATAAAATCTTGGCAAGAAACTATAGAGCAAAGAAATTCTATATAGTTAAAGTTATTGATAGAGATAACGAACAAGATGGTCCAAAATTTTGGAGATTTAAACACAACTATAAGGGTGATGGTAATTTAGATAAAATTATTCCAATCATTAGAAGTAAAGGTGATATCACTGATGTTGTTGAGGGTAGAGATTTAATACTATCGTTAGCCGTAACTAAGGCAAACAATGGAAGAGAATACACTACAATCAACTCAATCATTCAAGAAGATAAGTCAGGTTTACATACTGATCCTGAAGTATCAAATGCATGGACAAACGATCCACAAACTTGGAGAGATGTTTATTCAATAAAACCTCTTGAATACTTACAATTAGTTGCATCAGGTGAAAACCCTGTTTGGGACAAAGACGCCAAGAAGTTTATTTCTTCTATGGGTGGTGAAGAAACGTTTGGTGGATCAGCAATGACACCTAAGGTTGAAGTAGAAGATGCACAAGCAACAACAAAAGTAGACGACAACCTACCATTTTAATTAACACGGACCCACCCACAAGAGTTTGATGGAAACATCTGGTGGAGCTACAAAACCGATTAGTCGGTCCCTACGGGTGGGTCCATTTTAAAACACAATATGGCAATTAAGAAAAAAGATTTTAAAAGTATTAAGTCCAAGTTCTCAAAACAAGCGAAGTTTAAGTCTGATAAGTTTTTTGATTTAGGTGATGCGTTTTTAGATGCGACAGGACTACCAGGTCCATGTATGGGACATATCAATATGATGTTAGGTCATTCAGATACGGGTAAAACAACTGCACTTGTCAAAACCGCAGTTGATGCACAGAAAAAAGGTGTACTTCCTGTCTTTATAATTACAGAACAGAAATGGGATTTCCCACACGCAAAATTAATGGGTCTCGATCTTGATGAAACAGTTGATGAGGAAACAGGAGAAATCGAATATGATGGATTCTTTCTCTTCAATAACGAATTTCAATATATAGAACAAATTACTGATTACATAAATGAATTAATAGACGCTCAGAAGAAAGGTGAATTAGAATATGATTTACTATTTCTTTGGGATTCCGTTGGTTCGGTACCTTGTAAAATGACATTTGACGGTAAAGGTGGAAAACAACATAATGCATCCACATTAGCGGACAAAATAGGTATGGGTATAAATCAGAGAATTTCAGGTTCAAGAAGAGTTGACTCAGAATTTACAAATACACTTGTTATTGTAAATCAACCTTGGGTAGAATTACCTGACAACCCATTTAGTCAACCAAAAATTAAGGCTAAGGGTGGAGAATCAATATGGTTAAACTCTACACTTGTTTTTAGATTTGGTAATCAGAAAAATGCGGGTACTAACCCTATCTCTGCCGTTAAAGACAAGAGAAAGGTAAAATTCGCAACAAGAACAAAGATTTCTATCATGAAAAACCACGTAAATGGTCTTGGTTATGAAGATGGTAGAATTATAGTAACCGCACATGGGTTTCTAAGTGGAAAAGATTCTACTGAAGAAAAGAAATCCTTAGAGGGGTACAAAAAGGAACACGCAGAGTTTTGGAAAGACCAATTGGGTATCGAAGGTGACTTTGATATCAAAGAGGAGGTTTAGAATGTTTAACCTATAAAAGGTAAAAATGTCAGTATTATTAGTAGACGGAGATAACTTACTTACGATCGGATTTTATGGAGTAAAAAATTACTTCTATAAGGGTGATCATATTGGTGGTATATATCATTTCATTAATACTTTAAGAAAATCATTTGAACTTTATAGGTTAGATAAAATCGTTGTTTTTTGGGACGGAGAAGATGGTGCCGCCACTCGTAAAAGAATGTATTCTCGTTATAAGGAAAACAGAAGACAACGAATTAGAACCGACAAAGAAAAAGAGTCTTACACAAGACAGAGAAGAAGAATTCAACAGTACCTTGAAGAATTATATGTTAGACAAGGTGAGTTTGAGTTCTGTGAGGCGGACGATGGTATTGCAGAATACACACAAAAAAGTTCCGAGAATATAATTGTTTACTCTTCTGATGGGGATTTAGCTCAATTAGTATCTGACACAACAAAGATATATAACCCATCACACAGGAAACTATACGGTCAAGATGATATAATCTTATACGAAAAACAAGAACTACACATACAGAACGTTAAAATCGTTAAGATAGTGTGTGGGGACCGATCAGACAACATTACTGGTATCTATAATTTGGGTACTAAGAAAATGTTAAAACTTTTTCCCGAATTAAAAACAAAACCTGTCACTTTAAATCAAATTGTTGAACGTTCAAATGAATTATTTGAGGGAGACAAGGATAATAAAACCATTAAAAACCTTTTAACGGGAGTTACAAAGTACGGTATTTACGGAGAGGAGTTTTTTAACCTCAATGAAAGTATTGTGAGTTTAGATCAACCGTTTCTTACGGATATTGCGAGAGAAACGATCACAGACCTTATACATGAAAAATTGGATCCTGAAGGAAGATCCTATAAGAACACGATGAAGATGATGATGGAGGATGGGATATTCACCGTCTTACCTAAATCAGATGATGCGTGGATAAAGTTCCTTAACCCTTTCTTACGTTTAACTCGTAAGGAAAAAAATAAAAGAGTTATAAAAATTAAAACAAATGAGTAACAACGAAACTACAAAACTTGAATTTCTATTAACCTTGAATGATAATATTATCTGTCAAAGGTTCTTCAATGTCCGAGGATTTAACCCAAAAGTTAAAAGATCTTTAGATCTTCACTATGATGTCAAAAATATTTGTGAAGAAATCGAAGAAAATTTAAAACAAAAAACTTTGGATTATCTACATAAAGATCAACATTATTTTCCCGTTTTCGACCCTTCGAACAACGAGGGTCCAGACCCAGATGAATACTTCAGAGTAGAGATTAAGCAGAATGACGATGTATTTATTTCAAGGGCATTCCCTGCACATATTTATCACCCTAAGGTGAGATATTCTGTGGACATTCGACCGATCTTAAGAAGAGTATTAGGTGGACTAAGTGAGACCTTCTCTTTAGAGGATATAACGACAAAATATATGAATTATAATTTACAACAAAACTAAAGTACTATGAGTGAGATGAACTTCGGAAAATTAGGAAACCAATTCCAACAAGCATTAATAAAATCTATTATTGAAGATTCCAAATACGGTGAACAAATAATGGAGGTTCTTGAAAGTAGGTACTTTGACAATAATTCATTTAAATACATTATTACACACGTAAAAGAGTTGCAGGATATATATAAAACTATTCCAACATACGAGACTCTTAAACAGAAGATAATGACCGAAACGGCAAACAACCCATTAGCCGGTAGATTACACAGTGAAACACTTCAATCCATCGAAAATTTAGATGAGATTATTGTAGGTCAAACATATGTAAAGGATACTGCCCTTAATTTTTGTAAACAACAAAATTTAAGAAAAACAATGAGCGAAGCGTTAAAAATAATCGATAAGGGTGATTTTGAATCATATGATAAAATTGCAGATATGGTTAATACGTCATTACAGGTAGGGGCAACAGACGATGACATTGTTGATATATTCGATGATCTTGATAATGCGTTGGATATTGACCCAAGAGTACCAATTCCAACAGGAATAGACGGATTGGACAACCTTTTAAAGGGTGGTATTGGTACAGGTGAGTTAGGTATGATATTGGCACCTACAGGTGT